AATTTTTACAAATCCCACTTTATTACCTGTGACACTTGCATTTGCTATCTTTGCTTTTCCTACATCTGTAATTATAGTGTAATAACTTTTATCTATAGCCAATATATCACCTCCTAAAATATTGTTATCTCTTGGTATCCAACTCCATTGCCAGTTAATACATCAATTTCTCCATAAGTTTCTATATCTGGTGGACTCCAAGGGTATATAGTTATTTCTTGACCCATTAGGGTTGTTATACCAAAATTCATATAATTGTCTTTGCTTATAAGCACTCTAGTGTAATCTAAAGTCATATTACATGGCTTAATATTACTTACAAAAGAATGAACTTCCTCAAACCAATCTTGATTTCTAGCATCACTCTCAAGGTGTATGTTATAAGTAACATTATTAATAGTTAATTCATAATTGCCTTCTCCAACTACATTATCTAGCCAGTTCCTTAAAAATCTCTCTGAGTAAGGTAATTTACTTATATATTTACTAAAAATCCTAAACCTTCTATCTTCTAAACTCTCATTACTTTTAGGAGTTATAGACATTATCTTTTCCCATCTTTTTATACCACTTATAGTTAGGTCCCCTAAAAACTGGTCATTTGATAGGTCCTTTAATTTATCATGTAGTGTTTTTATTTCTTTATTTTCTACATTAAATACTTTTATATATTCTTCTTTATCTTGTAGAATTTGTGGTAAGTAATTTATTAGATTAATCTCTTTATCCAACTACCTCACCTCTCACTACTATACTGTTACTATCTATTGTTAGATTAGATTTAACATCATTTATCATTGTATTTGCAATGTCTAATACTCCATCAATACTAAGTAATCTAGTTTCAATTTGAGATATACGGACTATTAAGTTTTCTTCATCTTCCCAACTCATATTAAGTTCATTTAAATAGTCATCAACTGCTTCTTTTGCAATTGATTTTATATTCTCCCAAGTGTAACCACTCTTATATGTTATTTCTGCTGATATATTTATAGTTGTACTTGTAACTCCTTCAACTGTGACTCGGTGTCCAATTGGTGCTAATCCAAGACCTTCTCCTTGATTTTGTATAGGGTCAATTTCTTCTTGAACTAAATTAACTAAATCACTAGATGGAACTTTGAAGTTAGAATTAATTATTACTAACTTAACAGTACCTCCACCGTTCCAAATTGGATATACTTTAACTCCCCCAACGTCAGGCAATTTATTAACTTCATCCTTATAATTCTGTATATTACCACCGAAACTTTGTGAGTTTAGGCTATCATAATATCTTTGTCTTAAACTGTCCTCAGATTCTTCATCTTCTCCATTTATTAGTATTTCTGTTAACTCTGCTGTTTCAAGACCATCTATATATTCAATAGGTATTAGTTTTCCTAACTCAAATATAGGTCCAGCAGTCTCACATTTCATTTTATATATACCTTCAGATATTCTCTCAATTGCTACATAGTTATATTCTCCTAGATTAAACCTAGAATCAAGTGGAATATCTATATTAAAAACTCCTTTTGCAATGGTATTAGTTGCAGATAGTGGTGTAATTCCTCGTTCTTTACATCTTTTCTCCAAGTAATAATAACTAGCAGTATCTACGAATGTTTGGTCTAGTAATTCATCCATTGCAATGTATGTTTCTGTAAGTTCTATAGCAACAGGAGCAAGAGCATTATATATTATAGAACCTTCCCTTTTATCAAAAGTATCTGGTACACTATCTAACATTCTTTTAATTATATTTTCAAATGTCATTAACTCAAACAATTATACACTCACCACCTTCTCTGCTTTTATATTTCCATATTTTGTATGAACTGAAAATCTACATTGTACTTTACCCTTTATATTTTGAAACTCAAAATTATCTATATTTTCAATCCTATCATCTTGAATTAGTGCTTCTGTTATCCTTCTTTCAAGTTCGGGTATTACATATGAAATAGGTTCTCCAATTAAATCATTTAATTCAACACCATAATTTCTAGAATAAATAAGATGCTCATACCTTTCAGTATTTAAAATTAAAAAAATGGTTTGTTTTAATGCTTCTACATCATCACAAATACCATCTACTCTATTTTTCTCTATATTCAATTTAAACGTCTTACTTGGTTCTTGTCTAACATCAAAATTAATTATCGATACATCTTCAATGTCATAATCTAAATTATCGCTTGGTAACACCTTATCACATCCTATCTAAAATCAAATATTGCTGTCCTCCTTGCATACGAATTAAGACTAATTTATCTCCTATTTTTTTATCTGTATATTTTTTGAATGTATCTGTTTGTATTAGAAAAGATTCTTCAAAAGAGGCTTTTTGCTCTATCTTAACTACTAAAGGATTAACACTTTCTATAGTTCCAAATGCAATTTGAATTGGATTACTTGTTTCTACTGCATCCATTGCAGCTTTTTTAATTATTTGCAATAATTCTTGACTCATATTACCACCTCACTTAAAAGAATCTTCTAGCTCTTGCAAAATCACGCTTTTTCTTTTGTCTACCACTTAAACTACTTATTTTTACTACATCACCAGTTTGTGGAGCATGAATATATTGGTCATTTCCTATATATAGTCCAACATGATGTACTTTTCCTTGTTCGTTTTTAAAGAATACTAAATCGCCAGCTTTTACATCATTTATGTTGCATAATAGTTTTCCTCTACTATCATTTGATTGGTCTGCTGAAACTCTTTTGAGATTTATACCTGCACCTCTTTTGAATGCCCACACCATAAGACCACTACAGTCAAAACTCTTTGGACCATTACCACCCCATTTGTAAGGCTTGCCAAGTTGATTTTTTGCTTCTTGAATAACTTTATTTACTTTACTATTATTGTTTGTTGATGTATTAGCATTGTTGCTATTTTGAACTTGATAAGTTATATCTTTTAAATTCTTTTCTGCTTCCTCGTTGCTTCTAACACCTGTACCTGCACTATTAGAACTATATGCATTTCCCGTTATTTGTTTATAAAACTTATTTACTCCTGGTACCCAATGTTTATTAAGATGACTATCATAAAGTGGAGCATATTTGTCTCTAATACTTTCTAATGTTTTTCTTCCCATATGGATATAGTTTCTTGATAAATTACTTATACCTCTTTTTATTCCTTCATCCACAGAGCCAAAAGACATTCCTTTCATTCCAAAGAAATTATTTTTATTTTTACAAAGTGAAGAACTTCCATTACCAGTTTCATGTATAGAAATAGCAGCCATTAAAGCTGCATTGACTTTGTAAGCATTAGAATATTTAACAAATATACTTCCTGTATTTGATAACTTATTTTTAAATACTTTATTTAATTTATTTATCATATCATTGTCTTCTTTACTTGTAGTACTTTGTGCAGGACCATTTTTCTTTTCATCTTTATTATTAGTATTTCCACTACTATATGAGCTTGAAGAATAAGAAGCAAATTCATCTCCATCAACAAGAGTCAAATCCATAAAGTGCGAATTATTTTCAAATGTGTGCTTTACTTTCTCAACTAACATATAATTTTGTAAATCAATATCTCCTAAATCTAAAAAAACAGGTATTAAACAACCTGCTCTCACTCTAATATCTCCAAGTGCATTTTTTAAACTTAATGACTTAGTTTTCTTATTATATAGTTTTAGAAGTATATCACACTTTTGTTTTATCTCTGCTTCACTCATGTTTTTGTCTACTGTATCAAACATTTGAAGTATTCCCCAACTCCTCATATGTGTAGAGTCTTGTGCAATATATACATCTCTTTTCCCTGTTTCTTCATTATCTCTCACAAGTTTAATCTTTGTGTAAGTATCACTATCAATAGAAGAATTGTAGTCAAAGTCCTCAATTACATCATTGTTCATAACCGTATCAAGTTTCATAGAAGCAACATTCTTTAATGTTAATCTTCCAAAATCATCATAGAGTACATACATTTCCTTTTTCTCTCTTAGAGTATCATCAAGTGCAGTTAAAATCATATCAAAGAGTGTTTTATTTTCTTCTATCCTAGATATTTTATACTTAGTATCTTCTATGACATTGTATTTTAAATTAAAATCTTTAGCTAACATTTTTACAAGTTCACTTGCTGTTTTATTACTATATACATAAGTATCTTTATTCTTAAAATATCTCAACTGGTCGTAAGCAACAATTTTAATGTGATTTTCTTTATCTCTTTTCTTTTGAAATATATATCCATAGAATACACCTGTACCCTTGTAATATAAACGAACTGAATTACCTTCACAAAACTGTAGTATATCATCCATGACGATTGTAAATTCAAGTTTAGAAGGTGTACCTCGCCTTTCTATTTCCCATGTAACTCCATCAATGACAGCAGGTTCATAGAAATCTTCCCAATGTGCTATTACTAATCTTACATCTCTATCATTCGCCAGAACTAAATCATCAGCCAAGTTTTAACACCTGCCCTTTATAGATGGTATATTTAGGTACTTTTTTACCCTTGTTAGCTTTATCCATCATACTTTTATTTAACTCATATACCTTCTTATATAATGAACCATTACCAAGTTGCTTCTGGCAGATTGACCAAAGAGAATCTCCTGCCTTGACTGTATATGTCTTATTACTTGGTGCATTGACTGAATCAACTCGTTTTGGCTCTATCTTTACACTTGGTCTACCAGTCTCATTAGTTGTTTTAGGTGGAGCAGGAACTAATTTTTTAGTTGAGTAATCTCTATATTGTTTTAACTTTATTGCAACCTTAAAATCTGAACCATTGTCTGCATCTTCTACTATGTTATATTCCTCTAAAGATACTTTTCTATTTGTATTAAATAGTACTTTATTCCCAAGTTGTCGAGATACAATAAATTGAAATGGCTTACAATCCGTTTTTAGTAACTCTAATTTACTTAAAAAGAATTGTACATCCCTAAAAGCTCCTCGACAGAATGGCAGTTTATTATGTGTAAATTCTGCTTCAAAACTTATTTCAGATAGACCAGGAGTCTTTAATATGTTTACTTCTCCATCATTTATAAGGTCTACAGTTTTATTTTTATTTGTTGTTTTTATTTCTAATTTTCCAGGTGTGATTGGTAATTGTACTCCATCCAAGTAAAAATCATAAGCCACGATTACACCTCCTCTCTAAACTATTCCCTCAGCAGATACAACCATAGCATCGTTTAATTTTTCAGTTAGTACATTAACTATTCCGTCTAAGTCAGTATCTTTACTTATGTTGTTTGTATTGTTCATATCTATTTTTATGTTTACTCCTGTGAATCGATTGATTGTTTCTTGCTCTGCAATATCTCTAAGATATTTTAAATCTTCTTGACTTTTATCCATTGTTTTTGCCATTTTTGCAGTGTTTCCTGCTGTGTCCTTTGCTCCTTTTGCTGCATCGTTCAGCGGAGAGTTTAATCCTGCTGAGCCTATCGAATCGCCAAGACCATATTTTTTGTCCCATAAATCGTCAAGTCCAAGTTTTTTCTTTGCATCTTCTGCCATTTTGCTAATATCAAATTTATCTTTTATATTAGTTTCTAGCTTATCGCCCCACTTATATCCTGCATCCCATGCTTTTCCATAATTAAATCGTTCGAAATGTAGTTTATTAGGGTCCATTCGTTCAACTTTTATCTTAGCTTCTCCTGCTACTTTGTCAGTCCAACCTTGTAATGTATCTTGCCATCCACTTACTGCATCTGCCAAATTTGAGCCAAAAACTGTATCAAATGCACTTGCGATACTTCTTATAATACCTAATACAGCATTAGCCATTCCAGATACTGCTCTTATAACAGAGCCAATTGGGTCATCTAAAAAATTAGCAAAGAACTCTGCAAAACCTGCTAAAGTATTATATATTAAAGCTACAACGTCTATCATTAAATTTCCTGTTGCAATAAATAAGTTTCCTACAAAAGCAGCCGCAACTGATATTGCTCCTGCTACTGCACCAATAGCACTTATACTCGTCCCCGCAAAATGGTTGAATATAGCTATTCCTATAAAAACTGCTGCTATGACTAAAGCTATTACAGCTACAACCATTACTATTGTTGTGATTAAAAGTATCATTGAACCACTCAAAGCATCTGTTGCTATTGCAGCTGCAATACTCATCATTATATTTGTAAGTAATGAACCATTTAATAGTTTCGTCCAAAACGCTTGTAAAGCCGTCCAACCTACTTGAACAGCTGTGACTATCGCACCTGCTAAAATAGCAGCTTTGTATAGTCCCCATAACACAATGCTAGTAATTAATAAAGGCTGTATTATGCTCCATCCTTGTGCAATGAAATTAATGACACTTCCTATAGTTGTCAATAGCCATCCAAATCCTTGAACAACTATTCCTATCGAAACAAGCATCATATTGGCGAATCCTTGGAAAACCGAACTACTTAATAGAGTAATAAACCCATTAAAAATATCAAATCCAACGGCTCCTAAAATATATAAAGTATCTATCAGATTATCTATAAAGGTTCGAAATCCCTTACTAGACATAGATTGCTCTATCTTTTTCTGTATAACACCAAATATCATAATTGCATTATTTTTTACACTAGTAAAGATTTGACCTAGTGTATAAGGCATCTTCTCGAACTCTACATTGGTCTGCTCTGCTGCTGCAAGTAATGAGTTTTTTACAATATCTGCTGTTAACATTCCTTCACTTGCCATGCTTCGAATCTTTCCTATGTCCACGTCGAGGTAATCAGCGATACTTTGTATTATGTTAGGTGCTGACTCAAACACAGCATTCAGTTCCTCACCTCTTAATACGCCAGAACCCAATCCTTGCGTAAGTTGCAAAAGTGCTGAATTGGTTTCTTCTGTTGTTGCTCCTGCGATTACAAATTTCTTGTTAAGTTGTTCAGCAAATGCTACTATTTCTTTTGTGCTGCTAAACGCTTTACCTGCGTTCATTCCAACACGAGTTACTATTTTAGCAGTATCTAAATAAGATGCTCTAGCTCTTTCAGCTGACTGAAAAATCATCTTATTTAAACCACTATCTGATTGTTGTCCGTCGTTTATCATGTTTAAACGAGCATTAGTACTTGTCATTTGGTCGCTTAAGTTAATTAAACTTCCAATACTTTTCAGTCCTATGTAAGCTCCTGCAACCTTTTTGATATTGCCCAACAGTTTATCTGTAGAACTTGCTCCTTTATTAATATCTTCATTAAATTTTTTTTGTTGTTCATCAGTCTTACCTATTTTTTGTTCTATCCTTGTGAGAATACTTTCAATATTGTTTAAACTTTGTTGAGATGCCTGTATACCACCTGTATTCAAGGGATTGTGTAATCTTTGTTGCAATCTCTCCAAGCTGTTAATTGTTGTATTAATAGATGTAGTCATATTACGAAACGCGGGTGTCATTCCGTCGAAAATCTTTATTGAAGTTTGTATAGTAGCCATATTTTCAACCTCCTTTCTTAATTCTTGTTATATAAAAAGCACCTACTTAATAAGTAAGTGCTTTTATTTCTAATATTTATTTTTTACCTGCCCAAAACTGTTTACCACAATTTAAACATGTTACTCTAATTTTTTTAGCTCCTAAATTTCCTGCAACTAAACCTATACCACCAGTTAGACTTGCTCCTATTACTGCTTTTCCTATACCAAAACCTTTTTTATGTGCTGTCAAAGAAGTTGAGCCACATGCAGGGCAACAAGCTATTTTTTCTTTTTCTTTCTTTTCCTCTTTGGCTTTTCTAATTTTGGATATATCATCTTCTTTTTTTCTTTTTTCTTCAAGTATGTCAGAATTTTCAGCATAATATTTTCGATATGGTTCTTCTAATATTTTTCTGCAGTCTTCTAAATTTATTCCAGTTAATTCCTTCAATCTTCTAATAGAAGAGGCTTTTATAAAACTTGTTTCTTGCATTACATGTTGTAAATCAATACCCTTCAAATCATATTCCTTTTCTTTAATAATGCTTTCATTTAACATTTTTATATCAGCTATTTCCGTTCCACATTCACTGCAAAACTTGCTTCCTTTTAAACACTTTGCTCCACACTCGCTACAAAATATATATTCTACTATATCATCCATAAAATATCTCCTTGGTATTATAATATATTCATTTTTGTATAAATTACTTCATTTTATAAACATACTTATTCCCATCAAATGTAAAACTTAATATTACTGGCTTATCACTTGTTTTTACTTCATCAGGGCAATCGATTATAAATCTAACTCCCTTTGTTTCTAAAGGGTCAATACTAGAAATATTATCATAAGTAAAACCTGTGGTTTCATCTTCTACTATTGTTTGTGATGAATATTTATACCCACCATTATAATCTGCTTCAATAGTTAGTAAATCTGAACAATTTAATTCTTGTTTTTGGATATTTTTTATATCAGCAGCAATATCAATATATACTTTGCCTGATTCAGCAGGATAATGCGTATATAAATTTTCCTTAACTTTTGGTAAAACATCATAAGAGAATTCAATTTTATTAATAGTGATTTCCATTTTATCTGAAACAATTTTCTCTCCTACAACTACTTCTTTATCCTTTTTTTCTGCTTTTTTTGGTTCATTATTTTTACTGCTACTCTCTGGACTTTCTGAGTTAGAACATCCTACAAGAGCTAAACAGATAACCATAAGAATAGAAACTAAAAAACAAACTTTTTTCTTCATAATATAACATCCCCCTAGATATATTCTTTAACAATATTATACTATATTGGTAAAATTTTTACATTAGAGATTATCTTCTTCTACCTCTCTTTGCATCTTTGTCAGCTTTTTTAGCTTCTTCTTTTTCTTCTTCTACTTTGATATCTATAGAAGCAGCAACAAATGCTTTTTCATCAACTGGTAAATCCATATATTCATGCGGTTTCCATTTAAACTTGTGAAGGCAATAATGAGCTATGTTAGAATCATAATCGCCTTCTTCAATTAGTTTTTTGCTTCTTCTACCTTATCTTCAAACGAATTGTCAAACCCATTTATATCCAAAACCTCTTGGACATATTCTGTATATTCACCAGGAGTTAACATTGCTTTGAGTAACTGATTAGCCCCCATGACTCTATAACTATCTTGCAACGTTGAGTCATTCAAATCAGGAAAAACTGTACAAGCTATACTTAGTTCTTCGTAATATTTATTGTAGTCAGTTACAGTGTTGTATTGTCCTGTGTGTTTTCCTTTTTTATTTAAAATTGGTTCTCTCTTTGGACAGTTTTTTCTTATTGCAGCATCTTCTTCTGAAGATAATGCTCTTATTTCCCATTCTATCGCTTTCCCTTCTTCATTTATAAATCTATTACTTGCTACATACTTTCTATTCTCTACTTTTATTGCATTTTGACTTAAAAAAGCGTTTAAATCTCCCATATTATTCTACCTCCATCACCAAATATTTTGTTTGTTTTTCTATTGTTATAAGATTATCTTCATCTAATTTAATTTTTATTTCAATAGGTGCTAACGATGAACCTTCAATGGTATCAAGTGCTAGTTTATCCGAAATATCTATAAGAAATTTTCCTGCTTTCTTATACACCTCACTTACACGTTCCTCCAAAGGTATCTTTTCATTGTAACTAAAAGAAATTGAATCTTTCATCTCATATTTATCTTTAATTTTAACCATCTCCTAATTTTGTAAATAAAAAATACACATCTATAAATTATAAATGTGTATCTTATTCCATACCATTTGCTATATTAAACTTCTCAACTATTTTCCAATTCTCAAAAGTAAAATCTACATCCTCATCCAAATATTCTCCATCAGCATCAAACTTAGCAATTATTCCACTATCCAGGTTACAATCTTCAAGTATTATAGTTTGTCTTCCGACACTTGATGTAGGGTCTTCATTGGTAATTTGCATATCAAAGTAAATATCTTCACCTGTTTCTTTATATTCATATAACAACTCTCTAAAAATAGAAGTATTATAATAAAATGTTGCACTCCCTGAAAATTTACTTCCTGTACTTTTGTTTCCTTTTGTAATGCTACCTAAAATCGGCATCTCACTTTTATTCTTTTCCATTTTAGCTTCTAAATTAATAGCTTGCATAAAATTATATCTTTTACCTTTTATTGTTACAAAACATTCAGCTTTAGAACCACTTATTGCATCTCTAACATTCATAGTAATATTTTTAGACATCTATTATCACTCTCCTTCTTAACTAACTGAAACGGTCATATAAAGTTTACTCATAGCACTAATAACCTTAACAGCATCACTTACTACAACAGTCTTCTTATCATTTCCAGGTTCTACAGAAACATCATCAGCTTTGAAATCTTCTATCGCTCTCATATTTTGTAGCTGTTCATGATGCTTTACTACATCATTCCAAAATGAAATACGACCAGATTTATCGTTTGGCACTGCACCTTGATATTTATCATTAAACAAAGTCGCTATGTCATTAGCAATTTGGTCTAACACTCTAATAGATTGATTGCTTGAAAAATCGTCATTTTTATCATCTGTAAATGATACAAAAGTATTTATATCCTCTAACACATGAACTTCATCTCCCACCTTGTGGAATATAAATTTACCAGTTTTTAAAGCTTCTTCAAGTTGTA